GATAATATTGCATTTGTAGAACTAGGTAGAAAAAAACTCGATCACTCTGAGTTTGATACCTTCAAAGAGTTCTATACAAACGACTGGAAAAAGTTCGTTGAATACAACATCATTGACGTTCGTCTTGTAGACCAACTAGAAGACAAGATGAAGCTGATGGATCTTGCATTCACTCTAGCGTATGATGCTAAGGTTAATCTTGAAGATGTGTTCTCACAGGTTCGTATGTGGGACGCAATCATTTATAACTACTTACGTAAAAGGAATATTGCAATTCCTCCCAAGCAAACGTCTGTCAAAAAAGACAAGTATGCTGGCGCTTACGTAAAGGAACCTATAGCTGGAATATATGAGTGGGTCGTAAACTTCGACCTTAACTCTCTGTATCCCCACCTCATTATGCAGTACAATATCTCACCTGAGACATTGATGGATGTTCGTCATCCCTCTGCCACAGTTGATGGTCTTCTTAATAAGAAGATTGATATTGATGGTGAGTATTGTGTTTGTGCTAATGGCGCTCAGTATCGTAAAGACGTGCGTGGGTTTTTACCTGAACTAATGGAGAAAATCTATGATGAACGATCGATTTACAAGCGTAAGATGCTGGATGCAAAACAAGAATACGAAGCTTCTCCGACCCTGGATGTTCAAAAGAGAATTTCTCGATACAACAACTTCCAGATGGCACGTAAGATCCAACTTAACTCAGCATACGGTGCTATCGGAAACGAATACTTCCGATACTACAAGCTGGCGAATGCTGAGGCGATTACTCTCAGCGGTCAAGTCTCGATTCGGTGGATCGAACTGAAGATTAATGAGTACCTAAATAAAACGCTTTCCACAGAAGGTGAGGACTACGTAATTGCATCTGACACTGATTCAATTTATCTTAATATGGGACCTCTTGTTACTAAATTTTTTAGTAATAAGTCTAGCAACAAAGCAGCAATTGTTTCCATACTTGATAAGATCTGCCAAGAGAAACTGGAACCTTTTATCGAACGTTCATATCAAGAACTTGCGTCGTACGTTTCGGCATACGATCAAAAAATGATTATGAAACGTGAGAACATTGCTGACCGTGGCATCTGGACTGCCAAGAAGCGATACATTCTCAACGTTTGGAACAGTGAGGGGGTTGCTTATAAAGAACCTAAGATGAAAATTATGGGTTTGGAAACTGCCCGTTCATCAGTCCCTCAATTCTTTCGTGATCGTCTTAAGAAAGCTTACCGATTGATTATGTCTTCGGACAATGATACCGTCATCGAGTTTATCGATAAGTGTAAGAAAGAAACTAGGCAAGCAACTATCTCTGAGATTGCTTTCCCTCGTGGTTGTAATAACCTCGGTACGTATTCACATCCCAAAAACATTTATGAGAAGGGGTGTCCTATTCACGTACGTGGTTCTCTCTTGTACAACTACTACATTAAAAAGTACGGTATCGAAAACAAACACGCTCGCATTCAAGAGGGCGAGAAGATCAAATTCATTTACTTGAAAGAACCAAACATCCTTGGCGAGAACGTCATCTCCTTTTTCCAGGAGCTGCCCCAAGAGTTTGGGTTGGAACAGTACATTGACTTTGACAAACAATTTAACAAGTCGTTCTACGAACCTCTGCGTTCCGTGTTAGAATGCATTGGTTGGAAGCCGGAACGCTCTGGTAGTCTTTTGGAATTTTTTTAATGTCGTTTTTGAATAGCGTTATCAAGGAAATTGGTAATGAGTATGCTTCAGTTGTTAGCGACGGGGTTACTTCAGGTGACCTTGCTGGTTGGGTTGACACTGGCTCTTATATTTTCAATGCCCTTGTTAGTGGTTCGGTCTTTGGAGGTATTCCTTCAAACAAAGTCACCGCTCTTGCAGGAGAATCAAGCACTGGAAAAACTTTTTTTGCTCTTAGTATCGTTCGGTCTTTCCTTAACGCTAATCCTACAGGTAATGTCATTTATTTTGAGTCTGAATCTGCTATCTCCAAAGATATGATGTCAGACCGTGCGATCGATACTGATCGTGTGGGACTAGTTCCTGTCGTCACTGTGCAGGAATTTCGTACACAAGCTATGAAAATTGTTAGCGAGTACGAAAAGATTAAAGAAGCTGATCGTCCTCCCCTGCTTATGGTCCTGGATAGTCTAGGCAATCTTTCTACATCTAAAGAGATGGAAGATTCTGCAGCAGGAAAAGAGACCCGTGATATGACTAGAGCACAGGTCATCAAATCCATCTTCCGAGTGTTGACTCTTAATCTTGGTAGAGCAAACATTCCTTTGATTGTTACCAATCACACTTATGAAGTTGTTGGTGCTTATGTTCCAACAAAAGAAATGGGCGGCGGTACAGGACTTAAGTATGCAGCTTCCAACATTGTCTTCTTGTCGAAGGCGAAAGAGAAAGACGGTACTGAGGTTGTCGGTAACATTATCACCGCTACAAATAAAAAGTCTAGATTCACGAAAGAAAATAGTAAAGTGAAGACACGCCTATTTTATGACGAGCGTGGACTTGACCGTTACTTTGGATTGCTAGAACTTGGCGATGAGTATGGAGTCTTTGAGCGAGTGGGTAATCGTTACAAGATTGGAGACAAGTCTCTTTATCCTAAACAGATCCTTGCAGAACCCGAAAAGTATTTCACCGATGAAGTGATGCAAGCTCTGGATGAAGCAGCTGCAAAGGAGTTTAAATACGGTGAATGAACGCATTGAACAAACGATCTTACGAAATCTCTTCAGAAATGATGACTACTTTCGTAAGGTCTTACCATTTATTAAATCTGAATATTATGAAGAACTTAACGAAAAGATCATTTTTGAAGAGATCAGAAAGTTCGCTGATAAGTATGACCGTCTCCCGACCACAGAGGTTGTTCTTATTGAAGTCGAAGGACGGGACGATGTTTCTGATCAGACGTTTGGTGAAGTCCGAAGTGTCTGTAAGTCTTTCCAGGATGTAGTAGAAGATCCAACAAAGGACTGGTTGTTGGATGCCACGGAGAAGTGGTGTAAGGATCGTGCCATCTATTTGGCATTGATGCAGTCCATTAAACTTGCTGATGGCAAGGATGAACAGAAGTCGCGAGATTCTATCCCTGACATTCTGAAGGAAGCTTTGTCCGTTTCTTTCGATGATCATATTGGTCACGACTACCTGGAAGATTATGAAGAACGTTTTGATTTCTATACCAAGAATGAGGATCGAATTCCTTTTGACTTGGACTTCTTCAATAAGATCACCAAGGGTGGACTGGTTAACAAGTCTTTGAACGTTGCTCTGGCAGGTACAGGAGTGGGCAAGAGTCTGTTTATGTGCCATCAAGCAGCTGGTTGCTTGACGATGGGTCTGAACGTCTTGTACATCACGATGGAGATGTCAGAGGAGAAAATTGCTGAACGTATTGATGCTAATCTTCTCAATGTAAACATCAAAGACATTGCTGAATTGCCTAGGATGCTATTTGAAACTAAGGTTGCTGACCTGTCACGTAAGACAGAAGGTAAGTTTATTATCAAAGAGTATCCTACAGCTTCTGCTCACGTTGGGCATTTTCGTGCACTTCTCAGTGAACTAGCATTAAAAAAATCCTTCAGTCCAGATATTATCTTTATTGACTATCTAAATATCTGCGCATCCTCTAGGTATAAAGGCGCAATTGTCAATTCTTATACGTATGTTAAAGCAATTGCAGAAGAGCTTCGGGGTCTTGCTGTCGAGTTTAATTTACCAATTGTATCTGCTACTCAGACTACTAGGTCTGGGTATGGCAATTCTGACGTTGATCTTACCGACACCTCTGAGTCATTTGGTCTACCTGCCACTGCGGATCTTATGTTTGCTCTTATCTCTACTGAAGAACTTGAGGCGCAGAACCAGATTATGGTCAAGCAACTCAAGAACAGATACAATGACCCGACCATCTTCAAAAGATTCACCATAGGTATTGACAGAGCGAAGATGAAGCTGTATGATGTGCAGCAGGAACAAGACTCTGAGGCTGTTGCCAACACGACAAATTTCCAACCAGATTTCTCTAAGGAATCTCAATCCAAATTTTCCGATTTTGTAGTATGAAAACCCCCGACAATCAAGAAGTTGATTTCATTAAGTATGCTCAGTTTGTAAACGAAGTTACAAGTATTCCCTCTAAGAATGATGACGAGTTTATTCGTCGCATTCAAGATTTGCAAGAACAGGGTGTGCCTATCGCTCGTCTTCTAACTGCTGCTGTAGGTATCAGTGCTGAAGGTGGGGAGTTTACTGAGATCGTTAAGAAGGTTGCTTTCCAAGGTAAAGAACTTACCAACGATAATAAACTTCATATGGTTAAGGAGTTGGGAGATGTGATGTGGTATGTCACTCAAGCTTGTATTTGTCTTGACGTAACTCTGGATCACATCCTGACACAGAATATGGTCAAACTTCTTTCCCGATATCCAGAAGGTTCGTTTGATATCTATCGTTCCGAGAATCGTAAGACGGATGACATCTGATGATTGAATTAGAACTTACCCCTGAAATGGCGGTATCAATTCTGCAAGCACTAATTCGTGAGCAGAGAGACTATACAACAGATGAAACCTGTTGCCCCTATCGCATCAAAAAACTTCGCGAAGTGATTGGACAACTTGACTCTAAACTAGATCTTTATTACGAGGACAAAAAATGAAACGCGCTATTATTCTTAGCACCCTTCTAGGTCTGTCAGCTGCATTGCTGTCACCAGTAATCGCTAAACCTACCAAGGGATACTTCTCGATGGATGCTATGGGATGTATGCTTTTGAAAGAATGCACTGAAGGCATTGATCAAATTCATAGTTCTGGTGATCTTCGTTCGGCATATCCTGATTCTAATTGGGACCTTGTTTCAGCTGAGTTCAATCAAATTATGGTTGCATTCGGACAGGTTGGAGTTAATGTGTATCTTGCTGATGAAAAGTATTTTCCAGTAGGACATCGTGGTGTCTATCATACTGTTAGCAATCACTTCTATCTTAACAAAAGATATGTTCATCGTCCTGGAGTGTTGATGAGTGTTGTCCGTCACGAAGGATGGCACGCTGCACAGGATTGTATGGCAGGTGGTATCAATAATAACTTTATTGGTATCATTCATAATGAGGAAGACGTTCCTCAGATCTGGCAAGATATGGCTAAAGATACCTACAGAAGTCAACCTAGTGCTATTCCTTGGGAGAAGGAAGCGTTTTGGGCAGCACGAACTGAGAGTATGACACAAAATGCACTTGAGTCTTGCGCTGCTGGTACGATGTGGTCAGATTATGAACTGACCCCGATGACCCGAGAATGGCTTGAAAACAACGGGCACCTCTGATAGACTAAAGACCTTCTGATAAATACA